TTCTTTAGCTGTCATATATTTTACTTCAACATTTCCACTTGATAATGGATGTCCTTCTGGATAAAACTCACCTTTTGACGGCAAAGGTACTATCTCAGTTGGGAACTTAGGCTTTTCTTTCTTAGCCATAATTTCTCCTTAATTTGTCTATATTTGATTTCATATAAAACTATTTAATAAAACTTCTTTTTAATAAGTATCAGCTTAATATAAAAAACCTTATGCAAAAAAAAGGGGAAGTCCACCACAAACTTCCCCCTATCCACCAATAAAATATTGTTAGAATTGTAATATAGCGTAATCGTAACGTAAGCTCAATGTGATTTCAGCTGGGTCACTAACAGACCAATCTAAATCGTTGAAAGCCGCTGATACAATAAATGCACCTTTTAATGTCCATTCTTCTACTTTATCACCAACAGGACCTAACATATTAATAGTAATGTCCTTTTTGTAAAAATCAGAATAACCATCTCGACCAGTTACAGACTCTTTATGTAGTCTTACCCATTCCATAACAGCTTGAGCACCACTTGGAACAACTGGGTCATATAAGGTAATTTCAATCGGCTCCCACGCACCTTTACCTTTCACAAATCTTTTCATGTTTATATGATTCAATTCTACTTCTTCGAAGGTTATACTTGGTCTATTTGCAGTTTTTATCAAATAAGATGGTATTCCCTCTACATATAAAATATATCTACTTTTCGTCTTCGGTTCAAACGGAGTGAACATTATTTCTGAAGGGTCGAGTAATTCAGCCATTTTATGTCTCCAATAATTCTTAATTATTTTTTTCTTATATATAAATATCATCTATATACAAAAAAGTAAATTTACAAACTTGTTATATCTTCATAACACAATAATAAATATCACTAAAACAAAAAACCCACCGATTAGGGTGGGTTTTAAGTTTAAACTAACAAGTTTAATTACTCTGGAAACGTAGCTCCTGTTGGGAGTACAACGAAGTCCAAAACAATAAATTCTGCAGTTCTCGTAGGTTGAATATAGATTTGTCCAACAAGAC